AGCAAATGTTTGATCTTGCTAAATCGTTTCTAGATATTAGAGTAGAAGGTACGGAAAATACCTTTGATGATCAAGCAATTGATGAAGTTTTAAATGTTCAACGTAAAAATGATGAAGGTAATATGCTTTGGGAAGTATTTAATCGTGTCCAGGAGAATATTATTGAAGGTAATTTCGAATATATTACAAAAACAGGAAAAAAACGTCAAGCTCGAGTTATTAAGAATTTCAAACAAGATCAGGACGTAAATAAAAAAATGTTTAGTAAAGCATTAGAATTTGTAGCATAATGGAAAGGATAACAAATAAAGTAGCGAAGGGGTTAATTCCCCTTCGTGAAAATTACGGAAATACCGGTATTGAAAACGCAGCTTTCTTTACCATCACCCCAAGTGAACGAGGTGAGGGATGGGAAGACGTAACGTATTATACCGAAAAAAAATACGGGCTTTATGCCGATCAAGGTGAAGGAGATCAATGGGTATATGTATTATCAAACCCATCATTACCTAAAGAATATCTAAAAATTGGTTATACTAAATTAAGTCCTGAGGAAAGAGCAATCCAAATATCATCTGCTACTGGTGTTCCTACACCTTATAAAGTAGAATGGGCTTATAAGTGTTTTAATGGTGAAATAGTAGAAAGAATGACCCATGAAAAATTAAAAGCATTTAGAGTTAATAATAGAAAAGAATTTTTTCATATTAGTTTGGAAGAAGCAAAAGATAATATTATATTAATCGGTAATAAATTTAAATAATATGGTTATAGTAATGCAAAATACTATAGATTTTCTTGTAGAGAGTAAGAGAATTAAAGAGTTAAATAAATTAATGGGTGATGATCTTCCTTGGGAGCCTAAAGAAACAGAAACAGAAGTTAAATATTATAAATTAAATTAAAATATGATGGTATATTTAATAATGGCAGTATTATGGTTAGCACTTACGGAATATATATTCGAGTTAATTGGTGAAAAATTAACCTGGGAAATGAAAATAATAAATTTTTTATTCTTTCCTATAGTACTAACAATATCCGTTTACACATTTATAAAAGAATTCAATAACGACTAAAAATAAAATTATGGAACAATCAGAAATCAATTACTTAAAAACTGAATTAGTTAATGACCTAGTAGCCACAACTACTGTAATGGAAGATCTTTGGAGATACCATCCAGAAAACCCAGATAAAAAGGATGTTGTGTCCGAGTATAAAGTATTAGAAAAAATAAAATTAGATATTGAGCAAGAATTGGAAAACCTAAAGGAATAACATATATTTATGAACATGATAGATAAAGATAAAGTATTTGATTTATTTTCCAAGGAAATGGAAAATGATAACTTGTCTATAGATGACCTGATGAAAGATCCCCTATCTAAGATTGGGATGTTTGTTAAGTTAATACAAAATCATGAAATATTCCATAAAAAACTTAATCAATTTTTATCTAAAGAAAACCCTAACTATGATATAGAACAAACTAAAAATGCTTCTATGTTTACTGTATATAATAGAGCTTGGTTTTATATTAATCAAATAGATCTTACAGATAAAAACCATTTAGATGCTGTATTAGATTTTAAAAAGGAACCCTTCCTTTCAATTTTAGAAAAAGTACTCCAATATTTTGAAAATATAGAGGAGTATGAAAAGTGCGCAAAATTGCTAACTCTAAAAAAACTTAAAAGAAATATACAAAATTACTAGGATACCAGAAAAACTTTACGTAGATTTGTAATACAGGTTTAGGAAATAAAAGGGGATAAAAAGAATAGGAAAAATAAGGCAACAAAATAATAAGAAAAACAGGGGATAAAATAAAAACCCCGTTATTAAAATTAACAATTATGAGAAATAAAAATTTATTTGAGAAAAAGTTATTACAATTATCTTCAGGTTTATTAGAACTTAAACGTATGGTAGGGGATACAAGAGAAACCGCTACTAGTTTTCGTAAAAGAATTGAAAGTAGTGAAAATATCATAGAGGATTTACAATCAATGATAGAGCAGGATAATACCATTAGTTAAATTAAAAAAAAATAGGTTATGAAATTAACAGCAGAACAACTCCAATCCAATTGGATCGAATTCAACACTAACATTGAGACATTTATTACTGGAGATCGTAAACAACGTTTACTTGATTTTTATAGTAAATATGAGGACCGTATTATATTAATGCCAGCAGCTCATAAGAAAGAATACCATTCAGCATTCCCAGGTGGGTATGTAGATCACGTTAATAGAGTAGTAAAGGCAGCATTGTCCATGTCCGCTGTATGGGAGGGGTTTGGTTGTGATATGACGACATTTACCCAGGAAGAATTGGTATTTTCGGCGATTAATCATGACTTAGGTAAAATGGGATCTGATACTGAAGAAGCATATGTACCCCAGACAGATAATTGGAGACGTGATAAATTAGGTGAAGATTATATGTTTAATAAAGCATTACCATTTTCATCCGTTCCAGATCGTGGATTATTTCTACTTCAGCAACATGATATTAAATATACTTTTAATGAAATGATTGCTATCCAGACCCATGATGGTTTATATGACTCAGCAAATGAGAAATATTTAAAAGCATTTATGCCAGAACAAAAACCTCGCACATCACTTCCATTTATTTTACATCAGGCTGACATGATGGCGGCACGTATTGAATTTGAGATTGAGTGGTTACCAAAATTCTCTAAGAATAGCGTGGCTACGCCAAAGAAAAATTATACATTGACGTCAAATCAAAAAGGTAATTCTAAACAAAAGGCACTTAATAAAGTATCTAGTGTAGGATTAAAAAACATGTTAGATAACTTATGATATTAAATATAGTAATTATTGTTTTAGGGGTTTTGGTCGTTGTCTTAGGATATACGACCATCAACCTATTAAAGAAAAATGAGAAAATGCTAGAAATAATTATCAATCAGAATAGTTATATAGCAGAATTTTCAAAACAATTAGAAATATCAGATAAACGTTTACAAGACGTAGATTCTAAAGGTATATTCAAAGCTGATGATGAAATAGGTTGGATTTTTGATCAAATAAAGGTAATACAAACCAATTTATCAAGATTTAAAGTCCAATAACATTTATGGCCCCAATAAAGAAAAAACGTAGACCTAAGAGTAAGAACTACTTCACTCAAGATACAGAAGATGCTATTGTATTATATAATAATACTGAATGTTCTGAAGTAAGAAGTAAAATTTACGATAAAGAAATTCATTATGCTTTCTTCAAACTTACTCAAAACATTATCCACACATTTAAATTTTACCATACAGAAGTAGAAAATTTAGAACATCTCCAACATGAGATAATTGTTTTTTTATTATCAAAAATTCATTTATTTGACCCAACAAGGGGGGCTAAAGCATATTCTTATTTTGGAACCATTGTAAAACGTTGGTTAATTCTATATAATACAAAAAATTATAGTAAAAAAATCAAAAAAGTACCTGTTGATGTATTAACTGGAGAACATTCGACCCACACATATAAAATGGGAGATGAAATTATTAAAACTGATTTAGATAAATACATTGATATATTTGTTGATCATGTTACATCAAACATATTTGAGTTATTTCCTAAAAAGAATGATGCCCAAATAGCAGATGCAATTTTAGAATTATTTCGTAAACGAGAAACTATAGAGGTTTTTAATAAAAAAGCACTTTATATATACATTCGTGAAATTATAGATGTAAAAACTCCTAAAATAACAAAGATTGCAGATAAACTTCATACTATCTTTAAACAACAATATATATTTTATTTAGAGAACGGTTACGCTAGATTCTAATTCCTTCTTATATCCATATTTATAATAAAATAACATCATGGGCGCATTAGATAGTGTAGTATTTGGTAACAAAAAATTCTCAGACATATTAAGTGAGATATATGATAACCAAAAAACAAAACAACAACAAATAGGGGGATTAATATCAGAATTAAAACCATTAATTAACGATATTGGTGATGCTACTTTGATTGTTCCTCTTATAAAAGAATATATGGAAATTGGTGTTCGAAATGACGAACAGTTAATAAAAATGTCCACAATTATACAACGTGTTTTAAACAATTCAGTTAGTGATGATCCTACTGGCATTACAGATGCAGAAAAAGATCAATTAATGAAAGAGTTAGAAACTCTTAATAAGAATTACGAAGAAAAAAAAGATGGCAGTAAATAAAACTGGAATCTCTAGATTATTTCAATCATCACCTAATACTAACTCAAGTATAAGTGGTGCTACTGATGAGGTTTCACAAATAGGAAAATTTATAATTGCTAGGGTTACAGATGTTAATCTTAATTCTAATTCTGATTTATTTACAAAAACTGGTAAATGGTCAGGAATAGGAACAATTAACTTTTCTGAAGTTAAAACCCCAGGTTCTACAAGTTTAGACGATATTACTCCCCAATTAGCTACCCCCTTATTCCCTAATTTAAAAAATTACCCCTTAGTTAATGAATATGTACTTATTGTAAAAGGACCATCAAATGTAAATCCTGATATAGGATCACAATTAAAGAATTTTTATGTAAGTATTACTTCATTATGGAATAGCCAACACATGAATGCTGTACCTATAGGTTTAAATAATGATAGTGATGTTGCCCCCTCTTTAAATAAATCTTATACCTCTATAGAAACAGGAAATGTAAATAGACCTGCAACACAAAAACAAAGTATAGATTTAAATGGTAATAGTGGTGGTACTTTTGAAGAAAAAGGAAATATCCACCCCATTTTACCCTTTGCGGGCGATAATATATTTGAAGGTAGATTTGGTAATAGTATTAGATTAGGTAATACCTCTAAAGCTGGAGGCATTATTACAAATAATTGGTCTACGGGTAATAATACTGAAAATGGCGACCCCATTACTATTATTAAAAATGGTCAACCCTTAAATGGCTCATCAGAAGGTTATTTACCTATAACAGAAGATATAAATAATGACCCTACGTCTATATATTTAACTTCTACTCAAAAAATACCATTTGATATAGCGGTTGCTTTAAAACGTGAAGGTGAAGGTTCAACTATACCTTATTCTAACATAATTTCTCCTGTACCTAAATCACCTAAATCCTATAATGGTCCTCAGGTAATATTAAATTCAGGTAGATTATTATTTAATACTCATACGGATAGTATATTACTTTCTTCACAAAAGTCTATTGTATTAACATCAATTGAAGATTTAGGAATACAATCTCAAACTAAAAATGTAAATATTATATCTGATAAAGGTGTAGTATCTCTAGGTAAACAAAATGCATCTGAATCCGTAATTTTAGGTGATACATTTATAAATGATTTTACAGCATTAATAGATAATTTAAAAACTTTATGTAGTGCTTTAGGTAAAGAAGGTTCTCTTCCTATTGCTTCATCTTTAGCCAATATTCTTAGTCAATCTGGGGGTGTATTAGATAATATATCTAACAGGGCACAAGCAGGTGATTATAAATCAAAAAAAGTAAAAACTACCTAATATGATAGATGAAAAAACATTATTAGATTTAGGTAAAGTATTTTTAAATACCCCTAAAGGTCAGGAAATAATAGCAAAAGCTGAAGGTGTAAAAGACAATGTTGATGATTTCAAAGCAACTAAAGAACAACTTGAAAAATACAAACCGGTTATTACTACTTTTTCTACTAAAGGAAGATTATATAGTGAACAAACAAGTGAACCTATTCAAGGAGTTGAAGTAAAACCTTTACTTGTTTTATTTCCAATGAAATTAGTAACTAAAACTAGAAAAATTAAAATTGACGACCCCAGTGGTAAAATAAATAGAATAACTGGTAAACCTAAACAAATAAAAATAGAGGAAGAATATAAAGAATATGTATATGATAAAAATGGTGATAAAGAAATAAAAACTGATGAAAATGGGGAATATGAGATTAGGTTTGGAACAGTATCAATTGAAGCTTTACCTGAATTATCTATATTAGAACCAACAGTTCTTTATAAAAAAGACCAATACGCCCCAGATAAACAATCTTTAATAACCCTTGAGGGAGAAGTACCACAAATTCTACCTATAAAAAAATTAATTGATATAGATAAAGAAGCTGAAAGGCGGGCAGATCAAGTAAAAGATGAAATGAATAAGCTAGCTGAAACTGCTGCCCTTATAGGCTTAGGAGCAGTCCAAATAGCTATAATTACCATAAAAGCTCAAATATTATCATTTGCCGGGGTAGCCCAAAACAAATTATTTCCTTTAGCTATATCTTTAATGGTTGTGTTTGGTATTACCAAATTAGAAAAAGAAGAACAAGAAACGGCAGTATGCCCTAATAATGAGCTTTTAAGAGAACTTATAAAACGAAGAAATTCTATAGTTAAACAAATAAACCAAATGTGGATAGTAATAGCAGCAAACACAGCAATAGCAGCTTTATTTCTTTACTTATCAATTCAATTAAAGGGTGTAAAAAGTAGTATTTCCGCAATAGGCTTCCCAGTTGCCACACCTCCTGGTGTAGGTGTACCTTATTCTTTAATAGCAAAATTAGAAGATGTTAAAGAGTTACTTAAAGATTTAGTTGATATATCCGAAGATTTAAAAAAGGCATTACTTATATCCCTTATATTTTTAGTTATATCCTTAATAATAATATTAAGATACTTAAAACGTGTTGATGAACTAATAGAAAATTGTGGTGGTGATATACCTATGGAACAAATAAATGCTGAGCTTTTAGCAATACAAGCTAACTCACAAGAACAAGGAAATGTAATATTAACTAATGTAAATGGTTTTGAATTATCTGTAATACAAGAAGATAAATTTAAGGTAGGTGACCAATATAGAAGAAGAGCAATAGCTAAAAATTCAGGAGGAATTACAATATTACAAGGAGAACCTTCATTTAGTGCTGAAGACCAAATATTACTAGACGAACTAGCATTTTATATAATACAAAACAATTTAAAAGCAGATTAATTCAATATTTATAAACATATGAAACTAAATCAATTAAAAACAATCGTAAAAGAAGCAGTGAAAGAGGCTATACAAGAAGAGATGAAAGACATCCTTATGGAAGCTGTACGTGCTCCTAAACAAACCGTTGTCGAAAGAATAACAGCAAACCCATCAACAGATCCAGGAACACCTAGTCCCCTGAATCCAGTAATGCAAACTTCACTTCCTGAAACGGATAAACTAAAACTAAGAGAAAACATGATGAGTGTTTTAGATGGTATGAGACCTGGGGCAAATGGTACTATAAGTGCAAATACTAATAGTAGACCATTACAAATGGGTAGTATGGATACTACATCTCCAAATGGTCAATTACCTCAAGGTGAGGTATCTATGGATATGATTAATAACATAATGAAAGGAAAAGTATAATATGGCATTTAGAGCACCCAATCAATTTGTTAATGATTTAAGACCCTCAGTTGGTATTGGAGTAAACATCCCATTCAATGAAGGTGGTGTGTTCACTCCTAATTACCAAACAGCAGAAGCAATTAAAAATAATTTAATTAATTACTTTTTAACCAACCCGGGTGAAAGACCTGGAAATCCAACATTTGGTGGTGGTTTAAGAAGATTTATATTTACTCAAATAGATTCAGGAAATTTAGATTTTTTAAGGGAAGATGTAGAAACTAAAGTTAAAAGAGAATTCCCTTTAGTAAATGTTCAAGAATTAAATGTTTTAACTAACCAAGACAATAACGAAGTAACAGTACAAATATATTATAATGTTATAAATACTGCTATTGAAGATACTTTAAATTTAAATTTTAACTAATGGCTGTAAGAAAAGACATAAAATACGTAAACAAAGAATTTACAGAGTTAAAGAATCAGCTAATTAACTATTCACAAACTTACTTCCCAACCACTTATACAGATTTTTCAAACACATCTCCAGGGATGATGTTTATAGAACAGGCGGCATATGTAGGGGATGTATTATCTTTCTATTTAGATAATCAAATACAAGAAAACTTTTTACAATATTCTAGACAACAAAGCAATATATTTGATATGGCTTATATGTACGGTTATAAACCTAAGGTTACTGGTTTAGCTAATACTATTGTAGATATATACCAACAAGTTCCTGCTAAATTAGTTAACAATGAGTATGTTCCTGACTATAATTACGCTTTATACGTAGGTGCTAATACATCAATGACAACAACATCAGCAACAACCGTAACTTTTACATTGGATAACCCTATAGATTTTACAGTATCTAATTCACTAGACCCAACTAATGTTTCAGTTGCTCAATTATCAGGAGGTAATCCTTCCTTTTACCTGTTAAAAAAATCTAGAAATGTCTTTTCAGGTAAAATTAATACAACATCATTTTCAGTAGGAGCCCCACAAGATTTCCTTACAATAGATATTGACCAGCCTAATATAGCTGGCATAGTTGATATAATAGATACTGATGGGAATAAATGGTATGAGGTTGATTATTTAGGACAAGAATTAGTATTTGATGGGGTTAGAAACACAAATATAAATGATCCAAATACATACTTAGATACTGATACACCTTATTTATTACAAACTAAATCAGTAGAAACTAGATTTGCAACTCGGTTTTTAAGTAATACAAAACTCCAACTTCAATTTGGTGTTGGTAATCCAAATAGCACAACAGAAGAAATTATTCCAAATTCAATGAATGTTGGTTTAGGTTTACCTTTTGAACAAGATAAATTAACAACGGCTTATAGCCCTACAAATTTTATATTTACAAACACATATGGTATTGCCCCTTCGAATACTACTTTAACTATAAGATATTATACCGGAGGTGGAGTTCAATCAAATATATTATCTAATACCCTTACAAAGATTAATACTTCAAATATAAAATTTATAAAAGGTGGGTTAGACCCTAATTTATCACAATATGTATTTAGCTCAATAGCGACCAATAACCCTACAGCAGCTTCCGGAGGTCAAGATGGGGATACAATAGAAGAAATAAGGCAAAATAGTATATCTAATTTCTCAACACAATTAAGAAATGTAACGGCTAATGACTATTTAGTAAGGGCTTTAAGTATGCCCTCTAAATATGGTAGAATATCAAAAGCATGGACACAAAAACCCAATGCCGATGAAGCTAATACAACATTAGACCTTTATGTATTGACACAAGATAATAATAATCATCTAGATACTGCTTCTAATACTTTAAAACAAAATGTTAGAACATATCTTAATGAATATAGAATGATTGGGGATACTATTAGTATTAAAGATGCTTTTATTATTAATTTTGGTGTAACTTTTCAAATTGTAACTTATCCTAATTTTAATAATAATGAGGTACTTGAAAGATGTATAATCTCTCTTCAAACATATTTTAATACTGATAAATGGCAGATTAATCAACCCATAATTATTCCTGATTTATTTGTAATGTTAGATGCATTAGAAGGAGTACAAACTGTTAAATCTATAATAATAAATAACATTGCAGGAACAAATAGCGGATACTCAGAATGGGCTTATGATATGGATGGCGCAAATCAAAATGGAACAATATTTCCTTCACTAGACCCAAGTATTTTTGAATTAAAGTACCCAAACACAGATATTAAAGGAAAAGTAGTAAACTTATAATTATGGCAGTATATAAATTATTTCCCTCACAAGACGCTTCAATATATAGTGCTTACCCGGCAATGAATGCAGGACTTGATGCTATATTAGATGTAAATAACAAAGTAACAGATGTAAATCCTGTAGCTCAAGTAGCAAGATCTTTAATTAAATTCGATCAATCACAAATAGACGATGTAATTGATAATATAGCAAAAGTAACAGGATCATGGGATAACTTTTCAGGAAGCCTAAAATTAAATGTAGCAAAAGCTACAAATGTTATTTTAAAATCAAACATAGAAGTTTACCCCATATCAGGATCATGGAATAATGGATCAGGACAATATTTAGATAAACCTGTTAATCATACTGGTGTAAGTTGGGTATATTCTGACTACTCAGGTTCAAATAAATGGTCAACTGGAGGTTGGAATCCACTTATTACAGCCTCATTTTCTGGAAGTAATAATGCAGGAGGTGGAGTATGGTATACAGGATCTGGGGGTTATGAAGGAATTGGTCCTTTAGAGTTTACACAATCCTTTAATTTAAGAAGTGACAAAGACTTAAATGTTAATGTAACAGATGCATTAAGAGTATGGTATTCATCATCTAGGGGTTTAAATGCAGGTAAAATAGAAATAGCAAACGAAGGATTTATAGTAAAATGGGAAACTGATAAAGAATTTATTACTTCAAGTGCAGTATCACCTCAATTAAGTTACTATTCAGTAGATACAAATACAATTTATCCCCCTCAATTAGAAATAAAATGGGATGATTCTGTATATGAGACAGGATCATTAGAGGTTATTAATACTCCTGATTTATTTGTAGCATTAGATAATAACCAGGGTATATTTTATAGTGAAAGTATAAATAATTTTAGATTAAGTGTACGCCCTGAATTTCCCATTCGTAGTTTTCAAACCGCTTCTGTTTATACCACAAATTATGCTTTACCTTCACAATCTTTATATGCAATTAAGGATTTAGATACTAATGAATTTGTTGTTGATTTTGATAAAGAATTTACAAATATTAGTTGTGATTCAACCGGAAGTTTCTTTACTGTTTATATGAATGGTTTGGAACCTGAAAGATATTATTGTATATTGATACAAACTGAGATAGCAGGTCAAACTATAGTGATGGATGAAAATTATTACTTTAAAGTAGTTAACGGGTAAAAATAGAATGGATAGAAATAAAGAAAAAATAGATTTAATTAAAAAAGTATATTCTAAAACAGATTATACTAAAATTATAGATACTCGATTTCAACAATTGGGTAACATTTCTGTAAATCAACAAATAGATGAAACGGTTACAGTAAATGATTTTTTTGAATCTTACAATGATTTATTTTACGATATCCCCTCTTATGGATCTAGTAATTCACATGAATATCTAGTTAAAACTAGTGGTGACTATATAAACTTTGATCAAGATAATGAAATAATAGTAGCATTGAGAGCGGAAATATCACAACTAAGAAGGGATTTATTACAAGCACAAATTGCAACTGCCGAAGCACTTTCAGGAGAAAAAATTAATTTAGATGTTGATAATATACAAGATGAGGATCTATCAGGGAATAAAGAATATAATGATATTATAAGTTCAATCCCAACAACAACAAACCCATAATACTACAAATACTACTACTTTCTAAATATGGAAGAAAATAAAATAAATATAGTACAGGTTGACCCAACAACATTTGAGTTTCAACAATATAGTGAAAAAGATAGCAATTTAATATCTTCTTCAAGATTAGATACTGCTTTTACTTCATCCACAGATTATATAGAGTATTATGCTTATGATGAAAGTAAAAATCTTATTTTTCCCACAGTTGGATCAGTAAAAGCAGTTCCCGTAACAAATTATAGTGTAATAAATGGAGATACTTTATTATACCCAGATGAAAATCTTTCAGAACTAGGGTATGATGAGGGTACTTTTTATGCTACTTATAATTTCTATAGAAAGCTTATAGCTTCAGATATTGAAAATAACTATTATATTAGTGAAATTAGTTCAGACAGAACAGAATTAAGGTTAAATAGTAATACTATATCCAGTGAATTAATTATTAGTTCAAGTGAAGCATTTATTGGGTTTCGTGAAACTCAAGATTATTTTGTAGATTTCTTACTTAATTTTGGTAATGATCAACAAGTAATATCAAATAATTTAAGATTAGATACAACAACTGCTGTAGAACCTTCATTATTAGTTAAATTATATGAGCCTTTACCTTCCCAATTTGATTTAAAATCAACATTATGGGTAGTTGAAGAAATTTCATATCCTGAAGCATATAGTGTTACTTTTCCACCTTTTATTTTTGAACCAAATGATATCCAATTCATAAAAGGACCAAACTATAGTATTAATGTAACACAAGAAACAGGTGAATCAAGCCAATTATTTAGTTATGATACCTTAATTGGTACAGATATAACTAGTTCTCAAAACCAAGTAAAAAATTTATTAAATAGAAAAGATATTAACATAAGTGTTAATTACAATGAATATAGTAATTTTGTTCACTTTTCATCCGCCTATACTAGGTTAGATAATTTTTATTATAAAGTAGGATTAATCCAATCTTCAAGTAATGCTATAGATAATTTACTTTTAAATAGTGGTACTTACAGTTCTAGTAAAGCTGAAATTAGTAATAGTATTGAAAAAATAATTTCTAACTTAGATGGTTGGGAATATTTTATGTATTTTAATAGTGGTTCAGAAAAATCATACCCAAAACAAAACACAGAACCTCCTTATATTTTATTTCCAACTGGAAGTACCGAAGCATTAACTTGGGTAGGGAGTACAGATGAAGGAAGTCCTTATTATGGAGGACAAGCCCTATCTGCTTCTAATTATGATGAAAATAATCAAGATTATTTATATAATTCAATACCTGAATATCTTAGAGAAGACCCAGAAAATGAAAAGTATGAATTATTCGTTGATATGGTTGCTCAACAGTATGATAACACATGGTTATATACTAAGAATTTAACCACTAGATTTGACGCGGATAACCGTTTAGATTATGGTATTTCTAAGGATTTAGTAGCGGATGCTATTAGAGATTTTGGTATAAAATTATATTCAAATAATTTTAACTCTAACGATTTATATACCGCCTTTTTAGGATTAACTCCCTCAGGTAGTACATTCCCTTTCCCAGATATGACGGGGTCAATCGATACTCTAGTTAACACACCTACGGGGTTTCAGTACGTAGATACTCAAATATCTGCCTCAAACGATATAGTCCCATTAGATGATGTTAATAAGCAATTATATAAACGAATTTACCATAACATACCCTTATTACTTAAGAAAAAAGGTACAATAGCTGGTATAAGAGCATTAATTACTGCTTATGGAATCCCAAGTACTATTTTAAGAATAAACGAATTTGGTGGTAAAGATAGAAACGACTTTCAAGATTGGGATTATAGTGAAGATGTATTTAATTACGCATTTCATTCTGATGGTATAAACAATCAAATTACCTCCTCATTTCAATTAAGTGATGATTTTGCTAATACTGTTCAAGAAACAAGACCAAAATCCTTACAATTTAGATTTAAAACACCAGGTGTACCTGAAACAGCAACACCAATACATCAAAATTTATGGGTTGGAGATAATAGTACATCCTTTATTACTTTAGATTATACAGGATCAGGAATGACTACTTCAAGTTATAGTGGATCATCCCCTTCTGAATCTAATGCCTATGGTACTTTAACATTTTATCCAGATGGGGGTAATGGATTAGACAAAACAGCAAGTATAGATTTACCTTTCTTTGATGGAGGATGGTGGTCAGTAATGGCTACAGTTGATTATTCAGGAAATGATAAAGCTTATATATACGCTGCTAATAGGATTGGTGATAAAATAGGACACTCTGGCTCAGATAGCATACTACATAACTGGCAATATTGGGATTTAGTTCAAACTTCAAGATTTCCAAATATAAATGGTGTATCTGTAAATGGGGTATTAGCTACACCTTTTTCTGGAGCATACCAAGAAATAAGATATTGGGATACAGCATTAAGTGAAAGTTTGTTTTACGATTATGTAGTTAATCCTTATTCAACCCAAGGTAATACAATTAATATAACACCTCAAGATTTAGCCTTTAGAGCAGATTTAGGTACACAATTAATAACATCAAGTAGAACTTCAATACATCCTAAAGTTACAGGATCTTGGGCAACAACACAGTCCTTTTCAAGTGGGGATAGTGAATTTTATGTAACTGGTTCATTTATACAAAATAGAGAAAGTATTTTCTTAAATCAAGTACCAGGAGGTATTAAAAATAGGATAAGCGATCAAATTAAAATAGTTCAAGAAGTATTACCTTCTGGTTCTACTTTATCACCTTATAGATCAATACAACAAGATATTTACCCAAGTGGTAGTAATCCTAGTATTAACTATTTAGAAGTAGCATTCTCACCTACAGATCAAGTTAACGATGATATTATAGCACAAATAGGTGCTTTTAATTTAGGAGAATATATAGGTGATCCTAGACAAATATCTGAATCTGGGTATTCCTACCCACAATTAGATGCTTTAAGAGATGCATATTTTACAAAATATATAAATAGTTATGATGTAAATGATTTTATTAGGTTAATTTCATTCTTCGATAATTCATTATTTAAAATGATAGAAGATTTTACACCTGCTAGAACGAGTTTATCTTCTGGTGTTGTAATAAAACAAAATTTATTAGAAAGAAACAGACAAGCACCTCCATCAATGTCATTTACCACCCCTGAATATTCAGGTAGTGTTAAATCATTCCCTAGAGACTATCAAGTACCTAACTCCAGTAGTTCATTTCCAGCATATGGTAATGTTAGTGGTTCTGCTATATATAGGTTTAGTGGTGGTACTGGGGGTTCATTTGAACCCTTTAATAATAATTTTGCTGCCCCCGTTAGCAAATCTGCTCAAAATACTTGTTTATTAGGGTATTTTTATAATACATCTAATGACTTATTAGAGGTAAATGATACTTTTGGTGAATCTATTTTTTCAACAAATATAGATAATAACCCTACTACCATGAGCCTTAATTTAAGAGGAGAATCAGGTATAAATAATTTTGATTTTCTTCAAGTATTAGCAACTTCATCTCTTAATCAAGATAATTTTCTATATTATAGTGCTTTATCAGGACAGGATAGAATGAAATATAAAATTGATGAAATTCAATTTGGTGGTGGTTATGGTGGTTTTGAAAGTGATTATGGAGAAACAACTTATGGTACAAATTATAGTAGTAGTGTATTTTTCAAATTAACCGTAATTACCAATTCAGGGTTTGTACCTGTAGAGGATCAAGAAGTAGAAATTTGTTTTGAACTTAATGGAGAACCTTATAGTGGTTTAACAGAAGCTGAAGTTTCTGCCTCTGAATTTTATGCTCAATACCCAGAGTTTGTACAACAATGGAGTGAGTCAATAGTTCCTTCTTTAGGAATTACACCTCCATATCATCAAGAACAAACAGGATCAAATCAATCCCCTCCTGTTAATTATCCTAGAATTGACCAAAGAGAGTTTTATAATGGAGAATTTGGTAATGCTATTCAAGTAGGAGCTAATGAAATTTGTAAAACATTTTTTGGACATGATGCTATTATAGATTATTTCTTTAGAATCCAATGGTTTAATAATATATCTAAAAATGAATCAGATTTTGTACTCCCTAACTTTATCCCAACAGAAGGAAATGTATGGTTTTGGGCAGACACAGTTAACCAAAATGGTATATTAACACAAAATTACCCCCTTAATATAACCCAAAACTTTCAAACCACTCCTTACCCATCTAACACTAATGTAACAACTACAAATATAACAACAGATGGTAGTGGAACAGGTGCTGAAGTAAGAATAAGCACAACAACACAACCTGCTGCCCAATCATGGTTAAGTGTTAAGGTAATTAATTCTCCTAGTAATTCTGGTTATCAAGTAGGGGATACTATAACAATATCTATAGCTGAATTACAAAGTTTAGGGTATACAACCGCAACACAAGATTTAATTATAACTTTAGAAGTTAAAGATGTTGCTTATGGTGTAACTAATAAGGTTAAATATATCAAAATGTCTAATGTTGATGTTAATGGTGTAGCAATACAACCCTTTATTACGGATAGTGATTATGTAATATTTAATTTAACAGGAGCCTCTGATTATCTAAATAATTTAATTGAAGGGTATCAATCTTATTTTATATCAAATACTTCAAATCAAAGTGATGGATTTCCTGGTACCGAAGATGCAACTTTATTAATAATTAATCAAGAACCTTCATCTAATGCAGTTAACTCATTTGATGATTCATTTTATAATTTAACCTTTAGTGCAAGTGGGGTATTTAGTTATTATGCTACCTCTTCAGGAGAAGATCCAAATGTAATCCCTTCAACAGGGTTTACAGAATCACTAGCACAAGGGTATTTTCCACCAATACCTACATACCCTACAGAATCGTTTTTTAAAGGATGGCATGAAGCTAATTATTTCCAAACAACAAATGATGGTGGTCTTGTTAGAGTATCAACGGGTGATAGTTTTAATACTGATACCTTTGGAAATTTTAACACAGGTTCAAGAGAGTTTGATGGAGATGCTACTAACACCCCAAGTGAAGTACCATGGTTTATGAATGCTAAAAATGACACATATCATGCTTTAAGTGCTTCATCTACTTTAACAGGAGGGGCACCATCAATAATAAAATTAGCTTTATATCAAGGCGATATAACAGCATCATCAGTCCCTATTGGACCCGCTTTTAATTTATATTCATCACCTTCAACTATAACAATAACTCCTAATTTACAACAAATTCAAGGAACTACTGATATTGTTAGTATAAGTAGTTGTGGGTCTGGAACTGTTCCTAGTTCTGGAACTCCAGCTGAAAGAACATCCACCACACAAGTAAGTGTAGGAGGTAATCCTAACACTCAATATGTAATGTATTTTATGACTGATGAAAGTGGTGCTTGGTTAGTACACCCAGGCACACCAAGTTTCCTTACTATAGTTGGTGGAGGAGTTACTCCTAATCCAACTGTAGCAAATAACGGGAATGTATATACAGGAGATAGAACTATTAATATTAGATGTGATGCATCCCCTGGTCCAACTCCCCCAGATAATTTAGAGGAAACTCAAAGAGATTGGAGAGTTGTTATAAAGAATTTTGATCAAACCAATTATCCTCTAAATGAATCTTATTGTGCTTATTATCAATTAGGTTATTTTGGAGGACCGACACAAGGAGATGATCCTATAGATCCATAAAAAATAATAATAGTATAAAAAAATAGTTTTAAAATATTTATAACAAAATAACATAAATGGCAGTAGCTCCAACACCAGACATAAGGTATTATCTTAAAGAAACCACTAATCAGATATTAGTATCAGGTTCTTCTAATAATTTAGATATGAATCTTAAACTTAATTCTATTAAGGATCCTACAACGGTAGCTAATAATAATTATACTTCTAAAATCTCATCATTAGGGACTAATATTTCGTATGTAGTACAAAATGGAATAGAATTTACTAATTTAATACTAAACCAAAATTTATCTTATACCCAACCAACTACATCTGCAACTAATACTGCTACTATAACAAAAAATGGTAGTGAAAATGGTACTGGGGCAATATTCTTTTTAAAATCTGTAGGTTCAAATATTAACCAAGTTAAAGTTAATAACACAGGATCAGGATATCAAGTAGGAGAAACTATAACATTTACACAATCAGAACTATTAGCTGAAGGATTTACAGCTGTTTCAAGTGGTATAGTTATTACTTTAACTACAAATAATATAGTAGAATCAACAACTGAAATCCCAATTAGAAACGATCAAGAGCTATGGGTATACAGAGGATACAATACTGATGGTGGAGATGGAGATACATATAGATATAACCCACACATCCATAGACCTTATAAGGCTTATATATTAACAGAAACAGGTTCAGGATCACCAGCTTCTCCCTTTATTCCTCTAGGTGGCAATGTATATACATCAACAGTTAATAGTAATGTAAACATAAATAATGTTTTTTTAGAAGGTACATTAAATGAGTTAGGAAATGGGGTTTTAAATGGGGTAACTCAAGTAAACCAACAAGTAAGTGGTTCATTTCAAGTATTTCATGAAGAAATGGGTGTTAGTCCATGGGTTTTTACCCAGTATACTTCTATATCCGCAAACCCACCATCAGCAGGTGCCGCATTTAGGGTATATAAAGAAAACGCTACAACAACAGATAGTGGAAATTATAATTTTAGAACTAATACATCACCCCCTGTAATTAATGAAAATATAGCATATAATGACTCAACTATTGCTAGTGTAACAGAAGTATATGTAGGTGATGGTTCAACTTTTTATCAAACATTAACAACTTTATCGGGATCAGTAGAAGATTTTAATAAAAATGCAGGTAAAATAAAGGTAGCACAATTTTCAAATATTTTAAATAATGTTGAATGGGACATTACTGATTTAGAAACAGTTCCTGGAGCTGATCCTTATATAAAATTAACAGTAAATAATGTTAATTTAAGTGTAGGGTATTCTACACTTCCTGATACGGAAGCTGTCACTCTTACTTTATCTGAGTTTAGTGATTTAACTAATACTATAAGTCAAACTCAAGGTACTTCTCTAAATCTACAACCAATAGTATTTAATAATTCTTTAAGAAATGGGGATTATACTTATACAAGTAGTTTTTTCCCAACATCCGGAACTGTTCCTAATGCTAATGATGCTGTAGGAACTACACAATTTGGTTTATGTACAAATTATGGGTATTTTGTAAAATATACGGTATCATATGATAATGCTAATGTTGGGGAAGAAACAATAGATGTTAATTTTACAAGTAGTACTAACGATTTAGTCCCCAATACCTTTCAATTACCAGAAGGCTTTTCAGCAGGTATTTTTGCCCAAATAGGATCAATATCAACAACAGGATTTACATTCCCTAGTAATACAAGCCAAAACCAAGATGGTACTTATATTTCACCTCAATTAAATATTACAATAGAAAACCCTAATGCTAATAACCAAAACATAATACCCCCAGATTTATTTGCAACTAGATGGAGTGATGTTTATATTTCATTCTCACAATCTTTATCTTCTAGTATAGATGGTTTATATGTTTTTAATCAACTCCCACAAAATGATGTACAAGTAACAGCATCAATGTTTTTAGCGGCATGGACTGGTAGCGATGATGAAGGTGCAAAATACGCATCTGCTATATATGCCACAGACGTATATGGAGAGGGTGAAGACGGCGATGGTCCAACTTGGCCTACCGCTTCAATTCGATTATATACTGGTAGTTACCCACTTAGTATTCCAACAACAGCTAATAATTTTGTAACAGAATCTCAATTTAAAAATGATTCAATTCATCTGGGTGGTTATGCCATTACTATGAGTTATTTAATACCCTCCCAATCTATTAATATTAAGGATTGTTTATCTTTAGCATTACAAGTATCATCAGGGTCAGCAAATTCTGCTTCAGTAGAAAATTCTTTAGTAGTACGACATTATGAATTAGAATTTAATACACCTGCGGGATTAATAGAAGGAGATGGTTTAGTTCCAACAGTTATAGAAAATGCCTTTTCGGGATCAAATGGATTTGATAACGAGGTTGATTGTCAACCTTTATTAAATAATGTTGTTGGTGAAAGAGAAAATGGACAAATACAAATAGTAAATTACTCAGTTGATCCTTATACACCTTCAAATTTTCAATTGATACTTTCAGGATCAGCATTAAAATCTACAGTACCCTCCTCAAACTATACTCAACTAACTAGTATTTATCCTAGATATGTTGGGTCAAGATCAACATCAGATGATTTTAATCTTTCATCTTCAGAGTCACCAATTCAATATACATATGGTAATGTTCCTGTAGTTGATTATTTAAACACAAATTTTGCATATGCTGAACAAATAACAGACCCCTATCCTGTAATAAACGATAAAGTACAATTTAATGTTAAATATCTAATTAATGGGACAGGAGATGCTAATAATCCAAACTTATCACCTTATACCGCTTTTGATATTAAAAGTACTTGGAAAGAAACAACTAATAGTAATGATCCAGATTTAATAGAGACAGGTAAGGTAGCAATGAACCAAGTGGAGGGATCAACAGCATATAACTTTCTAAATGGGGATCAAGAAATAGAAAAGGTAGCACAACAATTAGTACCTATTTTATATTCTCAAACATCTTCTAATGGTTATCAATCTTTTATACCATTAAAAGGACAATCAATCCCAGAATATACTCAACCATATACAGAATATGGTATGAATTATAATGGTGCTTTATTTGTCCCAGCAAACGGTGTTAACCCAGCTAACAAAAATATTAATATCAGTAACTTATTAGGAAGTGTATCCGCTACTACTTTACAAGCAGGTGTTAATTATTTAAATAATTTTGGTCCTGATATAACCCCAGATTCATGTGATGATCCTATTATAACAAACGCTGCTTGTGCCACTGATCCTAATGCATCTTTAGGTAATGTATTTTTTATTACAGATCCCAAAGAACCAGTTGGAAGTACAAATGGTTTATCTGCTCCTTATTCTATAGAATTTAGTGGAAAATTCCCTACAACACCACCACAAGAAGTTAGAACATCTACAGGTGGTTGGAATGATGGTTCCAATTACAATGGGGGTGAAGTAGGTACATTTGAAATATCACTTCAAGCATATAAACGAAATGCCTTTGGACAGTTTGCATGGAGAAATATAAAATTAAGTTTAATAGAACAAGTTAAATTAGTTCTTCATTATGCAGGTGGTAGTATACTTAGTATACCTTTAGCTTCAGCTTATGGTGCACAAAATGTTGGGTTAGTAGATAATGGTTTTAAACTTAGAGTTAATATGAGAGCTCATGATACTAGGAATTATGCTAATGAAAGTGGTCAAAATGCTTATGGGGCTACATATGCTACCTTAGATATAGGGATAAAAAATGCTCCAAGCGAAATTATAAAATCAAATAGACCATATAGAATTAAGGTATCACAAACTTATTTATCAGAAAATGTTGATCCCCCTAGGAATTATTGGAATCCAATAAATAGACCACAAATAAATGGTGGTCAATTAATAACCCCAGCAGTAGAAGGCCCATTTGTAAATTTAATAATTAATTCTAATACAGAAGATGAAGGCCAAGCTGAAAGTGCAGGATCAATGGTAACTCCATTTTGGGTATTTCCTGATAGTTCAACTACAGAATTATTTATAAGGGAGGATGGAACTAATTATGAATTAGACCAACAAATATATTTATCTAATGCTAATAATTATCAACCAGACCCAGGATCAGATCCACCAACATATTCTCCACAACCTTTTGGAAATGATTATTATAATTCAGGTAGATCACAACAATCTTTAAATTATCTTCCAGGACCCAGTTCAAGATTTCCAGGTGGGTTTGAACCAGAGGATACTGTAATACCTAATTTTAACATTCCATGGACAGTAGAAGTAGGTGATCAAATACGATTTATTAACGATGAATCTCAGGTATTTAATGTTTTAGGAGTAAAAACTCCAGAAGAAAGAGAAAATAATGATAGACAGTTATTATTATTATTAGACAGATCAGTTGATCCTTCTATTAATAAAGATTTCTTTTTATTAAGAAGATGGAGGTTTGAACCTTCATCAATAATAATAAATCAAACTTTTCCTTATGCTGAATTACCGATAAAAAGAGAATTCATACCATCACAAAATCAAGATTTAGTATATGGTACTGATACGGGACAACCTCCTACCCCACAAAATGCTACTGGGTCTTTTACTACACAGGAGCAATCTGGAAGTATTATAACAACGTACTCACCATTATTAAAGAAAAATAACACACCTTCTGGTTTCTTATTTCCAAATTTTCCAATAAAAGAAATAGAACTTACACCAGATGAAGCATTAATCCAACTAAGGGACAACAAACTAATAGATTAACATATTTATAACATATAATAATAAACACAAATGGGATATTTAAACAATTCAGTAATAACAGTTGATGCTATCTTAACAACAAAAGGTAGAGAATTGTTAGCAGCTAACGACGGTTCATTTAGAATCACACAATTTGCTTTAGCAGATGATGAAATAGATTATACACTTTATAATCCATCACACCCTTCTGGTTCACAGTTTTATGGTGAAGCTATAGATGGAATGCCTTTATTAGAAGCATTTCCTCTTGAATCACAAATAATGAAATATAAATTAGCAACACTACCAAGAGGTACAGCTAAATTACCAGTATTAAATGTTGGGTATAATGCAGTAACACTTCAACAAGGTGCTACATTAGCAATTACCCCTCAAACATTAAATTACTTAGGTAATGATCAAGTGTTTGAAACATCAGGTTATAGTGTAACTATTGCAGATGTTCGTTTATTAAATACTTTTGAAGCAACTGGTATTAATACAGCAGCCTCAACAACTGCTAATGTTAATTCAACAACAACTTTAGGAACAAATGTTTCTTCAACTATAACAGGTACACAGGTTACATTAAGAGCAACTACAGTAAATACATTGTTTGGGGCAAATGCAACTTTATTAAGTACTTTAACATTTACAGGTTTAGATAGTGGGGCAAGAATTACTATTCCAATAACAATAACTAAATCAACAACATAATAAAAAAGATATGGGATTTAAAAGATTAGAAGCAGATGATTTTGTAGTAAGTGCACAAGCACAAACTTCCACCTGTTGGACAAATAACGCACCAGTACTTACAACCTTCTTTACAAGATCGGGTCAAGTAGTAGCAGAATCAGGAAAATATTATACAACAGTATATAACCTTGAACAGGGTGATGCTGGTTCACAAGCCCAATTTGAAATTGCTTATGGTAACGAAACAGGAGGAGGAGCTCTTGCTTATAATCAACCAGCAGTGCCTAATGTATCCCCAGCTTCTACAATTTATGGGCAATATAGAACACTAGTATTAGAAGATGAAAATGGATCTTTTGTATTTGGAGGTGTTACAGGTAGTTCAATTTATGCTGTTAGTGTAGAAAGATCAGCTTATAAACAATCTTTATTCCCTGGTTCATTAAATGTAATATTAACTGGTCCTACAAATCAACAAGTAACTTTAACTGATAATTCAAATATGGTTACTGTACCAACTTTTTATGGTACAATGAGAGCATATGAAGTAATTAGTGGATCTGATGGTTTTTCATATAACTCAGGTTCAGGTGGTACCGGATATACAGAAAAAAGTGGTTCATATGGTTTATTTTTACCAGATATTGGAACAATATTATTAAATGGAGATGCTTTAGATTTATCTGGAGCAGATGGAGGAATATCTTTAGGTACAAACCAAGACTTAAACTCAATTTCCGATCCTACTAACCCAGTAAAATTACTTAACAGTTTTAAAACAGGTTCTTCATTTGGATTAAACTCAGAAGAAACAATTACTTCAGATTTTGTATTTATTAGAGCAAGAAATAGTGAATTCAATTATTCAGAAAACCCATCATATATTTCAGGATCAACTGGGGAAGTTATTTATAATTACTTTATTAATAACCCTCAAACATATATGACATCAATTGGATTATATAATGATTCAAATGAACTGTTAGCGGTAGCAAAATTATCAAAACCTTTAAACAAAGATTTCACAAAAGAAGCTCTTGTTAGAGTTAAACTAGATTTTTAAAAATGAATGGGCGCTTACAAAACATTAAACTCACAAGATATAATAATATCACCTTTAGAGCTAACTAAAGGATTTTCATTTACTGGAAATGCTTTAACTGCTTCTGATGTAGGGGTTGATCGTTTTTTAGGAGCAAAATTCCAAACTTCTAGTGCTACAGGGTATATAACAGAATATTCACAGTCTTCTGTATATTATTCTGCTCAACAATTATATTATTCAAATTACATCTCAAGTAGTAATGGCGAGGTACAAATAGCTAATACACAATCAATATCCCCAGATGGTACTACTCATGGTATAATAGATTCAAATGCCTTTGAAAACTTTGATCAAACTGATTTAAACCCAGAAAAATATTGGCCAACTAGTTCTTATACAACACGAACCTTACTTGGTCCCTTATATGGGGAAGCTATATATGGAGAAGATGTTTATGGTGAACCCACAGAAATATCTCCTACTATAGGAGTAATATCAATACCCAAATCTTTATTTGGAGATTATATTTTACCTAGTTCTATTAACATCACTACCCCCAGTGGAAGTTATTATGATGATGGTGAAGGTAAACTAATAAGAACAAATATAAATGATACTGTAACCGTAGTAGGTAATGTTATTTATGGGCAAGGTATGATTGTTTTTACTGGTGGAAGTAGAAAAGAAGGAATTGGAGAAGAAGGGTATTGGGGTAGTGCGGAATATGGAGACGGTATATATGGTGGAAGAACAGTAGGAAATAATGATGTTGAAAACCTTATAGATACTCTTAATATAACTGTATCCTTTTCATCTTCTTTTACTATTTATGAAACGCAATATAAATGTACTATTGGAGAAAGTGAATTTAATTATACATTAAACCCTTCAACAATATCAGGTTCTAGTAATGACGGTACTGTTTATGCATATGCCACGGGGTCATATTTTTCCCCATATGTTACAACAGTAGGCTTATACAATAATAGCAACGAATTAGTAGCAATTGGGAAAATGGCACAGCCACTTCCTACATCAAGAACTACTGATACAACAATTTTAGTAAACATTGACAGACAATAACCTTTTATATATTTATAATAAAATAAATACCAATACATCATGGCAGACCAAGAATCTACATTATCCGGAGCAGGGATACAAACAGGAGAAACAGTAGAAGCAATACAAGTAAAACAAATAGTAGATGCTTTTACTAATAATAGAAATACATCATATAACCTTTCAGGGTCATTTAAAATGACCGGGTCTTTTTCAACCACAGGCTCTGTAACTTTAAAAGGAGCATACGAAAACGAAGCAACAACTCCAGGAGAACAAGCTTATCCAATGTTATTAATAAAGGATGATGGAGAACTTTTTAGAGGAGCATCCGCATCAGGAGCAACAGGACCTCAAGGAGCTCAAGGTATAATAGGTGCAACAGGTCCACAAGGTGCAAATGGTGCTCAAGGTGCACAAGGTGCACAAGGTACTCAAGGTATAACAGGTGGTGTAGGTACAAAGGGTGCTCAAGGTGCAAATGGTGCTCAAGGTGCACAAGGTATAATAGGTACTCAAGGTATAACAGGTGCAGATGGTACAGGTGCACAAGGTGCACAAGGTATAATTGGTATTCAAGGTATAACAGGTGCAGATGGTACAGGTGCACAAGGTGCACAAGGTATAATAGGTAACCCTGGTTCACAAGGTGCTCAAGGTATAATAGGTGGAGATGGTAGCGAAGGTACTCAAGGTGCTCAAGGTATAATAGGTAACCCGGGTTCACAGGGTATTCAAGGTTTACAAGGTATAACAGGTGATACTGGTTTACAAGGTCTACAAGGTATAACAGGAGCAGGAACACAAGGTACTCAAGGTATTCAAGGTATTACTGGTGCAGATGGCGCTCAAGGTATACAAGGTATAACAGGTGCAGGCACACAAGGTGCTCAAGGTATTACTGGTTTACAAGGTCTACAAGGTATAACAGGTGCAGGCACACAAGGTGCTCAAGGTATTACTGGTCTACAAGGTTTACAAGGTATAACAGGTGATACTGGTTTACAAGGTCTACAAGGTATAACAGGTGCGGGAGCACAAGGTTTACAAGGTATAACAGGTGATACTGGTTTACAAGGTCTACAAGGTATAACAGGTGCAGGCTCACAAGGTTTGCAAGGTATAACAGGTGTAGGAGCACAAGGTTTACAAGGTATAACAGGTAATACTGGTTTACAAGGTTTACAAGGTATAACGGGTAATGAAGGTGTAGGTGCTCAAGGTGCTCAAGGTATAATAGGTACTCAAGGTATAACAGGTGCAAGTGGTGGAGGAGTAAATCCTGAAATAAGCAATACGATTAGATATATAGCTTCTCCTGTAGCTTCTACAAGAGAATTTCAAATAATGTCTACTGGAGATGTATTTAAAGGTTTAGACTATACAAGGGTAGGATCTACTGTAACTATTACATCAAGTGCACACGGTTTAACAAATGGTGATTTTATAGTAGTAAGAGGAGGAGTAGATAGTTATTTATATGTTACAGTTTCAAATGTTTCAACAAATGAATTTGATTATACTTCATCTACATCTGGAGCAGCAACTGGAGCAGATGCAGCATACATACCTGCTGCTAAAGTTACTTCATTTACAGGTACAACAGCAACAGTATCATCCCCTTCAGCAGGAAATATACAAATATTATCAATGACAGTAACAAGAGGAACAGAGTTTACTGCAGATTTCACTTTAACTATGCCTTCTAGCATAGGAAATGGAGCAGGTGCAAATACGTCAATAACTAATCAAAACCCACCAATAATTTCATGTTGGAATATATCAAATGGTTCACCTTTAACATCCCCATCCGTTACTTGTAATACATCTTCTAATTTTAATGTGTTTACGTTAGGAGGATTAGCAACGGCAGTAAACAACTTAATAAGATTTCAATTTTAATTAAAAAACCAATAAAAAAATATAAAAAATAATGGCCGGATACGAAAAACAACTTTTTATTGGTAGGGTATCAAATGTAACCCCACAGTACAATAATATAGTATTTATAAATGGTACTATTTCATCAGGAGATGATAGAATTACAGGGATTACGGGACAAAGTGGGGTTCAAGATCCAAGTCTATTAAGAGTAGGTATGACCATACAATCTTTTGGTGGAGGGTATGCTTCAAATCCTACAATCCTTAGTATAGATAGTGCGACACAAATAACAGTAGATCAAAACGCAACAAGTAATGTAACGAATGTATTTGGAGCTTCTTTACCAGCAGGTAAATACTACTTTTCATCAGCATCATTTTTAGACCCACAGAATCTAATTAATGTAAATGATATCACAGGTAGTTTAGAATCAGATTATGATGAAGCATTAAGCCCATTATATGCTATTATAGGACAAGCATCAACTACACTTGGTGGTACACAAATTAACGGTAGATTTTTTAACTATAAAATAACAGATGTACCTTATAGAAGTATAGGTAGTGCTGAAATATCAGCATTTGTAGAATGGGCAGGAGAAGATACAGAAGCGGATAGTGGAAATGCCTTATTTACCTCTGCAAATCAAACATTAGCTATTGGAGCTTTATCAGAAACAGCCTCAGCAGTAACAATATTTGATCCAAGTTATATTACAGGAACCGCAGTAGGTTCAACTGTAGCAGGTTATCAACAAACCGTAGTAGGAGTAATAGATCAAGCACTTACAGAATCAGATGGTTTTCCTTATACAGGATCAGCTCAAATAACAGGAAGTTTAAGTGTAACAGGTAGTAGTATTATATCATTAGATACTGAAGAACATTTCTTAATAAATAATACAACTGCGGTAACACAAAGTCTATTTAAAATAGATAGTGAAGGTATAGCTATATTTAGAGTTCAACCTGATGGTTTTGAACCAACCCCTGAACCAGGGCATATGTATTTTACAACTGAATCTGTGTTTTTTGGGTTTGAAGGTACTTAAAAAAAATTAGAAAAATATTAATAAATAAAACAGGTTGCATATTTATAAACGAGAAAATTCTCAAAACTTAATAATAATCAAAAAAAACAATTAGTCAATGGCAACATGGAAAAAAGTAATTGTATCCGGATCATCAGCAGCGTTAGCTAGCTTAACCCTAGATACAGCATTACCCGTAGCATCGGGTGGTACAGGTGGGGCAACCTTTACAGACGGCGCCCTAGTCGTAGGTAGTGGAACAGGAGCACTTACGTCTCTTGCTCAAGCTACGAATGGTCAATTAGTAATCGGTTCTACAGGAGCAGATCCTGTATTAGGAACTATTACTGGTGGATCAAATATTACAGTAACAAATTCAGCAGGTGGTATTAGTATTGCTGCAACAGGTTTAGGTTCAGGTACAGTACAAACTGTATCAGCAACTGGAACTGAAAATGGTTTAACATTAACTTCAGATGGAGATACTGTTGATCCAGTAATCACATTAGGTGGTACTTTAGGAAATATTGCAAATTCTCAGTTAGTAAATGATAGTGTAACACTTGGTTCTACAGAAGTAGATTTAGGTACAACTGCAACTACATTAGCAGGTTTAACACTTACCGGTGTTACAGCAACTGGTTCATTCAGCGGTTCATTTATTGGAACAACAAACCTTCCAGATTTAACATCAGGTAATGGTTTAACAGGTGGTCCTTACGATGGAGCAGCAGCAGCAACATTTGCAGTACAAGCAAATGGTTCAACATTAGATGTTGGAGCAAGTGGTGTAAAAGTAGCAGATGCTGGAATTACAGCAACTCAAATTGCATCTTCAGTAGCAGGAGCAGGTTTATCAGGTGGTGCTGGATCAGCATTAGCAGTAAATGTAGATGGTACTTCACTTGAAATTACTACAGATACCATAAATATAAAAGCAGGTGGTGTTAGTAATGCAATGTTAGCAAATGATGGTATTACAATTGCAGGTACTGATGTTTCATTAGGAGGGTCAATAACAGCAGCTACAATATTATCTGGTTCAGGAGTAGTATCAGGATCTGACGCCGTTCCAAACCCATTAGCGGATGGAAATGGTATTGCAGATTTCTCTTATGATGGAGGAACAGCAGGTATCCTAGTTGCAGTAGAAGCAGATGGTTCTACCTTAACAGTAGGAGCAGGTGGTGTAAAAGTATCAGATGATGGAATTACAGCAACACAAATTGCAGATGACGCAGTTGGAACAGCAGCTATAGCAGATGGTGAAGTAACAAATGCTAAATTAGCAAATGATGGCATTACTTTAGGTACAACAGATGTTACATTAGGTGCGGCAGCAACAACTACAATTGCAGGATTAACAAGTGTAACTTCTACAGCATTTGTAGGTGCTTTAACTGGTAATGCTGATACAGCTACTAAAATAGCAAGTATTACAAATAGTAATATTGTTCAATTAGCTGCTACACAAGCATTAACAAACAAAGATTTAACAGGTGCAGGAAATACTTTCCCAACCTTTAATCAAGATACAACAGGTAACGCTGCCACTGCAACAGAAGCAGCAAGTGTTGCCGCAAATTCAGTTGCTTTAGGAACTGATACAACAGGTAACTATGTTGCTACACTTGGATCTGGAACTGGTGTAACAATTGGATCCAATACGGGTGAAGGTTCAACTCCAACAATAGCTGTAGATTATGGCTCAACTGCTAACACGGCAGTAGAAGGAGATACAACTGCAACATTCGCAGGTACAACAAATGAAATTACAGTATCAGATACTTCCGCTCAAGCAATTGGTGGAAATATTGCTTTAACAATTGGTTTACCAGATGATGTAACAATCGGACAAGATTTAACTGTAACAAGAGATGTTCAAATTGGAAGAAACGCAGTAGTATCAGGTAACTTAACAGTTGCAGGTACAGCAAGTTTCCAAAACACTCAGAATTTAGATGTAGCTGATAGATTTATTAGAATGGCATCAGGTTCAACCGCAGTTGGAGATGGTGGTATTGTAGTACAACAAGATGGTCCTGCAAATGGTGAAGCGTTTGCTTACGATGCAGCAACAACAAGATGGAGTACAACAGGTTCATTTGATCCAAGTACAGAAGCTTATACACCAGACTCATTTATGTCATTGGTAGTAGAAGGTGCAACAGGAATAGATGTTCCAACAGCAGTAGTTGCTAAATTCCAGAAGAAAGGTAACATATTTGTAGCAGATAACGAAGACATTTACATTTATTCATAAGAATAAGTAAATGGGTTTTAAAGCAGGTAATACAAGAATAGGAGAGGCAGACCCATTAGCGGGTCTGCCAATTCTTACTAGAGAAGAGATATTATTTATGTTAAATATAATCCGGAAATCAACCTTTACAGGAGGAGAAATGGAAGAAATTTATAATTTAACTTTAAAATTACAAAAAATGTATCTTGATTTAGAAAAATTTAAAAATAAATAGTTATGGATATATACACATTAGAAGACTTATCATTAAGAGAAATAAAAGCTTTATTAGTAGGAATTAAAGAAATTAGTATTAAGGGAGTAGACGCTATGTTTATTGGAACTTTACAATTAAAACTTCAGGAACAAATAGCTCAAATTGAAGAACATTTAAATTCTCAGCCCACTCCTCCTCCTATAGAAGGTTAATTAACCATATTCTTTTAATATTTATCATTATATATAATAAAATATGGCAAATTGGAGAGAAGTAATAGTAAGTGGATCAAACGCTTTACTTGAAACCCTAGGGGTAGATAACGATACAAATATTAGTGGGTCTCTTTTAGTCTCAAAATCAATATACGATACAGACGAATCTCCTGGAATATTAGGTCAAGTTTTATCTTCTACAGTATCAGGTTCACAATGGATAGATATATCTGGAGCAGGTGCTCAAGGTACTCAAGGTATAACGGGTAATACTGGTTTACAAGGTTTACAAGGTTTACAAGGTATTACTGGTACTCAAGGTCTACAAGGTATAACTGGTAATACTGGTTTACAAGGTCTACAAGGTATTACTGGTACTCAAGGTATACAAGGTACAACAGGTGTAGGAGAAGTAGGATCGCAAGGTTTACAAGGTATACAAGGTAATACTGGTACTCAAGGTTTACAAGGTATAACAGGAATACAAGGTACTGATGGTCAAAAGGGCTCACAAGGTACAGCAGGTAACTTTGGAGGTGCTTCTTTTGATTATACATTTAGTACAACAGTACCTTCTCCACCAACAGATCCAGGCACAGGGATTGTTCAATTAAATAATTCAACTCAAAATGCCGCAACAAGCTTATATTTAGATGCCACGGATGACAATGGAAACAGCATTGTTCAATTTATGACAACTATTGATAATGCTTCATCTACAATAAAAGGACACGTTAGAATATCAGAAAAAGGTAATACTGACGATTTTATATTATATCAAATTACTACAGTAGCAGGACAAGATACAAATGCCTGGTATATTTTAACTATATCCTCAGAAGCATCTTCTACATCAAGTCCATTTGCTAATGGAGATGACATAATAGTTTCTTTTCAAGTAACGGGTGATGCAGGTGATAAAGGAGCTCAAGGTACCCAAGGTATTACTGGTACTCAAGGTTTGCAAGGTATAACAGGTGACATTGGTTTACAAGGTCTACAAGGTATTACTGGTACTCAAGGCTTACAAGGTTTACAAGGTATTACTGGTGAACAAGGTCTACAAGGTATTACGGGTAATACTGGTTTACAAGGTCTACAAGGTATAACAGGTGAGCAGGGCTTACAAGGTCTACAAGGTATAACAGGTGCCAAAGGTGCTCAAGGTACTCAAGGTATTACTGGTGAGCAAGGTTTGCAAGGTTTGCAAGGTATTAATGGTGAACAAGGTCTACAAGGTTTGCAAGGTATAACAGGTACCAAAGGTGCTCAAGGTACTCAAGGTATTACTGGTGAACAAGGTCTACAAGGTTTACAAGGTATTACTGGTGAACAAGGTCTACAAGGTTTACAAGGTATAACAGGCGAGCAAGGTTTACAAGGCTTACAAGGTCTACAAGGTTTACAAGGTAATATTGGTTTACAAGGTCTACAAGGTATAACTGGTAATACTGGTTTACAAGGTCTACAAGGTATAACAGGTGAGCAGGGCTTACAAGGTCTACAAGGTATTACGGGTAATACTGGTTTACAAGGTCTACAAGGTATAAAGGGTGAACAAGGTATACAAGGTTTACAAGGTATTACTGGTACTAAAGGAGCTCAAGGTACACAAGGTATAACAGGTGATACTGGTTTACAAGGTTTACAAGGTATAACTGGTGATATTGGTTTACAAGGTTTACAAGGTGTAAAAGGACAAAAAGGAGAAGTAGGTTTACAAGGTCTACAAGGTATAACTGGTAATACTGGTTTACAAGGTCTACAAGGTATAACAGGTGAGCAGGGCTTACAAGGTCTACAAGGTATTACTGGTGAACAAGGTCTACAAGGTTTACAAGGTATAAAGGGTGAACAAGGTATACAAGGTTTACAAGGTATTACTGGTGAACAAGGTTTACAAGGTTTACAAGGTATAACAGGTGATACTGGTTTACAAGGTTTACAAGGTATAACTGGTGATATTGGTTTACAAGGTTTACAAGGTGTAAAAGGACAAAAAGGAGAAGTAGGTTTACAAGGTTTACAAGGTATTACTGGTACTAAAGGAGCTCAAGGTACACAAGGTATAACAGGTGATACTGGTTTACAAGGTTTACAAGGTCTACAAGGTATAACTGGTGAGCAAGGTTTGCAAGGTTTGCAAGGTATTACTGGTGAGCAAGGTTTGCAAGGTTTGCAAGGTATTACTGGTGAGCAAGGTGCTCAAGGCCTACAAGGTATACAAGGTAATACAGGCTTACAAGGTCTACAAGGTATTACTGGTGAGCAAGGTTTACAAGGTTTACAAGGTTTACAAGGTAATACAGGCTTACAAGGTCTACAAGGTTTACAAGGTAATACAGGCTTACAAGGTCTACAAGGTCTACAAGGTATAACAGGTGAAAAAGGTACTCAAGGAACAGAAGGTTCATTTGGTGGTGCTTCATTTGATTATACATTTGACACTTCAACAGCAAACTCAGATCCAGGAACAGGTAAAATAAGATTAAGTAACTCAACTCAAACATCAGCAGCTGAAGCCTATATTGATATTACAGATGATAATAGTAATTCAATTCAATCATTTTTATTATCAATTAAAGCCGTAACTTCAGCTATTAAGGGGCATATGAGAATAGCAAGTAGAACAGATTCTACTCAATTCTTATTATATCCAATAGATGATTTAACTGACAATACAGGTTGGTGGACATTAGATTTAGATACAATATCATCATCAGGAGGAAGTGCATTTATAAACAATCAGGATATTTTAATATCATTTACAACTGTAGGTGATAGAGGAGATACAGGACAAAAAGGTGCTCAAGGTACTCAAGGTCCACAAGGCCTACAAGGTATACAAGGTAATACTGGTTTACAAGGTTTACAAGGCATAACAGGTGCTAAAGGTGCTCAAGGTACTCAAGGTATAACAGGTGATATTGGTTTACAAGGTTTACAAGGTATAACAGGTACTAAAGGTGCTCAAGGTACTCAAGGTATTACTGGTACTAAAGGAGCTCAAGGTACACAAGGTATAACGGGTACTACTGGTTTACAAGGTTTACAAGGTATAACAGGTGAACAAGGTTTGCAAGGTCTACAAGGTATAATAGGTACTAAAGGTGCACAAGGTGCTCAAGGCGTACAAGGTTCAACAGGACAAAAAGGTGCACAAGGCCTACAAGGTATAAAAGGAGAAAAAGGAGAAGTAGGCGCACAAGGTCTACAGGGTATAATAGGTGAACAAGGCTTACAAGGCTTACAGGGTATAACAGGTGATACTGGTTTACAAGGTTTACAAGGTATTACGGGTGAACAAGGCTTACAAGGTTTACAAGGTATAACAGGTAATACTGGTTTGCAAGGTTTACAAGGTATAACGGGTGATACTGGTTTGCAAGGTTTGCAAGGTATAACAGGTAATACTGGTTTGCAAGGTTTACAAGGTATTACCGGTGAACAAGGTCTACAAGGTTTACAAGGTATAAAAGGAGAAAAAGGAGAAGTAGGCGCACAAGGTCTACAGGGTATAACAGGTGAACAAGGCTTACAAGGTTTACAAGGTATAACAGGTGATACTGGTTTACAAGGTTTACAAGGTATAACGGGTGAACAAGGCCTACAAGGTCTACAAGGTATAACGGGTGAACAAGGCCTACAAGGTCTACAAGGTATTACTGGTACTAAAGGAGCTCAAGGTGCACAAGGTATAACAGGTAATACTGGTTTGCAAGGTTTGCAAGGTATTACTGGTGAGCAAGGTCTACAAGGTTTACAAGGTATAACAGGTGAACAAGGTTTACAAGGTTTACAAGGTATAACTGGTGAACAGGGCTTACAAGGTTTACAAGGTATTACTGGTACTAAAGGAGCTCAAGGTACACAAGGTATAACGGGTACTACTGGTTTACAAGGTTTACAAGGTATAACGGGTGAACAAGGCCTACAAGGTCTACAAGGTATTACTGGTACTAAAGGAGCACAAGGTGCACAAGGCGTACAAGGTTCAACAGGTACTAAAGGAGCACAAGGTATAACAGGTAATACTGGTTTACAAGGCTTACAAGGCATTCAGGGTACTCAAGGTATACAAGGTACAACAGGTGTAGGAGAAGTAGGATCACAAGGTTTACAAGGTATAACAGGATCACAAGGTTTACAAGGTTTACAAGGTATTACCGGTACTAAAGGTGCACAAGGAACTAATCCTACAGCACCTGGAAATAATAATGAAGTATTAACATCTGATGGGAATGGTGGAATCATTGCCGAAGGAAATTTAACATTTAGTACTAGTAATCTTAGTATAAAAGGTGCAAGTGGAACTGATGGTGAATTAAATATTTATAGAGATGGAGCTAATGGTGTTAAAATACAAGGTAATGGTGCTGATAATACAGATTTTACATTTCAAGGAGATACTGGAACAAATTTTGGTAAATTTAAATTTATATCCAAAACTCCAGGTGGTACAACAACAGAAGTAATAAAATACGATGCTACTGATGTTACTATTTCTAAAGATGTTGTAATGGATAATGATTTACAAATGTCTGATGGTAAAATAACTATTGACCAACAAACATTAAGTAATGCAACATCTACAATTACATTTAACCCATCATTAGGTTCAAATGCTAAAGTTACCTTAAATGGTGATAAAACATTAGCAATGTCAGGTTGGGTAACAGGTGATACAGGTGTACTATTAGTTGAACAAGGATCAGGTACAACATATACTGTAACACTACCTGGTGGATCTGTTATAATAGGTGGGGGTTCATATACTACAACAACAACAAGTGGTGGTACTGATGTATTAGGTGTTTATTATGACGGTACTAGTTATTACTGGTCAATCCCAGGAGGAGCATCAGGTGCTCAAGGTATAACAGGTGCAAAAGGTGCTCAAGGTGCTCAAGGTGCAGGCGCTCAAGGTGCTCAAGGTGCTCAAGGTATACAAGGTACAACAGGTACAGGTACTAAAGGTGCACAAGGTGCAACAGGAACAGGTGCTCAAGGTGCTCAAGGTATACAAGGTACAACAGGTGCAGGCTCATCAACTCCAGGATCTAATAATCAAGTATTAACATCCGATGGTAGTGGTGGAATGGTAGCTGAATCAGGTTTAACATTTGGTGATGTTAATGGAGGTTTATTTGTATCTAAACAAATTGATCTTGGAAACACTTCAGATACAACACTCTCTAGAGGATCCGCTGGGATTTTAAATGTAGAAGGTGATGATGTAGTAGTTACTCCTTCATCTGGTACAAGTAATGAATTTGCAGCATATGCAGGTTCTAATTCAATTAAATCTATAGATACTTTTAATTACCTTCCTGACCCAGGATTTACCATAGATAAATTTGTTATTACAGGATCATTAGGAGTAGGTACTGGAGCTCCAATTAATAATACAGCAGGTAGGATTACAGCAACTAATGATATAGTAGCATACGCTTCATCAGATAAAAGATTAAAAGAAAATATAAGACCTATTCCATGGGCTGTAGATAAAGTAAAACAAATAAATGGTGTATGTTTTGATTGGATTCCACTATCAGAAGAAGAAGAAAAAACCATACATGGTAATAAAGGACAAGATATAGGAGTAATAGCTCAAGAAATTGAAACTATATTACCTGAATTGGTTACTACAAGGGATAACGGATACAAAGCAGTTAAATACGAAAAAATAGTTGCTTTATTAATTGAAGCTATTAAAGAACAGCAAGGTGAAATAGAAGAACTGAGAAGAAAAATAAATGAGTAATATAAATTTCTTTAGAGTACTACAATCTGGTGGTGTTGGTGGGCCATCTGGTGGTGAAGTAGAATGGGATGATTTTACAGAATCATTACATTTTACTAGTAGTATAAATTCTATTGATATAGATGTTAATTCTAATCAAACAGAAATGTTTTTTGCCCCAAATAATACTAAACGTATAGATGTATATGATTTTAATACAACAGGAGATGTAAGTGATGGTTTTACATTTTCAACTACAGGTACTACCCTTGATAAGCATATTTTAAGTTTTCAATTTAATCCTACAGGTACAAAAGTATTTGCTCTAATGAGAGAGAGCTTAGCTGGGCAAACTACAGGTATATATCAATATAATCTTACAACTGCCTGGGATACATCTACAATGTCATCAACTTATGATGAATATGTTGCTTTTTCTACTTTAGATAGCAACATTGGAACTAACACTAGAAGAGCTTTTGCAATTGACGAAAATGGATTAAATATATATTTCTCTGCTGGTTCATCACCAAGTGGTAATAATGTTAATTTATATAAACTACCCTTATCAACGGCTTTTGATTTAAGCTCGTATGGAACTATTGTTTCTGAAGATACTGGAGGAACAACCCAATTATCAATTTGTAGTTTTAGTTATAATAGTTCCAAATACGTAACTTTCGTAACAGCTGGAAAAAGTGGACGTATTCTAAAAAATGGTATTGAGATACCTGGAGATCAAGTTGATGGACAAAATAATCTTGATACTAAATCATATATTGGCAAAACCCCAGATAATGAAACCTTTTTTGGTTTATATAATTTTAACCCTGGAAGTGGTTTTGTTTCAGTTGTATACCAATTTACATCTAGTTTTTAAAACATATTTTTTCTTAGTGACTATTCCATATTACTCTCATATTTATAAGGGTATTATAGGCCATAACGGAAGTGGACTCATTTTGAGTAACCAACCATAATAAAACATATTAACATGCCAAACTGGAAGAAACTTATAGTTAGCGGATCAGACGCAACTCTAAACACATTAAACTTATCATCAACTCCCTCTTCAACTACAGTAAATGATATTTTAGTACAAGATAGTAACGGGAATATATATAAAAGATCAAACCTATCACTTCAAGGTACAACAGGTCAAAAAGGACAAAAAGGTCAAACAGGTTTACAAGGTATTACTGGTGCTCAAGGTACTATTGGTTCACAAGGTATCCAAGGTATTCAGGGTATTACTGGTGCTCAAGGTACTACAGGCCAAAAAGGTGCAACTGGTGCCCAAGGTATACAAGGTACAACAGGTTCTCAAGGAACAACTGGTCAAAAAGGAGCAACGGGTCAAAAAGGACAAAAAGGTGAAGTTGGTGCTCAAGGTATTCAAGGTATTACAGGTAGTCAAGGTATCCAAGGTGTTCAAGGTACAACAGGAATAAACACAACAGGATTTTCAATAAATTATTTAACTGCAACTACAAATTCAGACCCAGGCTCTGGTAATTTAAAATTTAATAGTACTGATCCTGCTACTGCTACAGCTGTTTATGTTAGTGAAACAGATTCAGATGGATTAGGTATAATAAGTTTATTAGATGAGTTAACTTCTTCTACAAATTCAAATAAATCCGTAGTAGCAATTAGACAAACTGCTAACCCACAATATTATGATACTTTCTATGTTACATCACAAACCGATAATGGTAGTTGGAGAACTTTAAGTATTACTCATATTGACAAAAATGGTTGGTCTAATTTAAATAATGGAGATAATACATTTTTTTCAATTTCTATAAATGGTGACCAAGGTAATAAAGGTAGTACAGGTGCTACAGGTTCACAAGGAATTCAAGGAACAACAGGTACTCAAGGTATACAAGGTACAACAGGTTCTCAAGGAACAACTGGTCAAAAAGGAGCAACGGGTCAAAAAGGACAAAAAGGTGAAATAGGTGCTCAAGGTACAACGGGTACTCAAGGTATTACTGGAGTAAAAGGTGATAAAGGTGAAATTGGTGCTCAAGGTATTCAGGGTATAACTGGTTTAACAGGCCAAAAAGGTGCATTAGGTGCTCAAGGTACAACGGGCCAAAAAGGTGAAGTTGGATCTCAGGGTGCAATTGGTACTCAAGGTATTACTGGTTTAAAAGGACAAAAAGGTGAAATTGGTGCTCAAGGTACTATTGGTTCACAAGGTATTCAAGGTATTACTGGTCAAAAAGGTGCTACAGGTTCACAAGGTATTCAAGGTATAACAGGTGCAATAGGCTCTCAAGGTACAACAGGCCAAAAAGGACAGAAAGGTGAAGTTGGGGCTCAAGGAGTACAAGGTATTCAAGGTACAACAGGTCAAAAAGGACAAAAAGGTGAAATTGGTGCACAAGGTATAATTGGTTCACAAGGTATTACAGGTACTAAAGGTGAAGAGGGTGCTCAAGGTACCACAGGAACACAAGGTATTACAGGAACAAAAGGTACAACAGGTGCTAAAGGTGAAATTGGAGCTCAAGGAACAACAGGCCAAAAAGGTGCAACGGGTTCTCAAGGTATCCAAGGTATAACAGGTGCTACAGGTTCACAAGGTACAACAGGACAAAAAGGTGCTACTGGTTCACAAGGTATACAAGGTATAACAGGTGCAACAGGCTCTCAAGGTACAACCGGACAAAAAGGAGCAACAGGTTCTCAAGGTATTCAAGGTATTATCGGTACTCAAGGTACAACAGGTCAAAAAGGTGCAACAGGTTCTCAAGGTATCCAAGGTATAACAGGTGCTACCGGTTTACAAGGTACAACAGGACAAAAAGGACAAAAAGGTGAAGTTGGTGCCCAAGGTATTACAGGCCAAAAAGGACAAAAAGGTGAAATAGGTGCTCAAGGTACAACAGGACAAAAAGGTACCACAGGTTCACAAGGTGCAACTGGACAAAAAGGACAAAAAGGTGAAATAGGTGCTCAAGGAACAGATGGTTCATTTGGTGGTGCTACATTCGATTATACATTCTCTTCAAGTACAAGTGATGCTGACCCAGGAACTGGTAAAGTAAGATTAAATTCTACAACCCAGAATACAGCAGGAAAAATGTTTATTGACTCAACTGACGATAATGCCAGTAATATAGACGATTTTTTACAATCAATAGATGCTGTTACATCTGCTATTAAGGGTCATGTTAGATTATCAAATAGAACAGACGCTACACAATATATATTATTCAGTATATCTGATTTAACTAATAATACAGGTTGGTGGACAGTATTTATAGATGAACAAGCATCATCTACTGCATCCCCCTTCTCAAATAATGAAGATGTAATTGTATCATTTGTTGCTACAGGTGATAGAGGAGATAAAGGTTCAACTGGTAATACAGGTTCACAAGGTACAACAGGTCAAAAAGGTGCTACTGGTTCTCAGGGTACTACAGGTCAAAAAGGACAAAAAGGTGAAATAGGTACTCAAGGTACAACGGGTGCTAAAGGTGCTCAAGGTACAACTGGTTCACAAGGTACAACGGGACAAAAAGGTGCTACTGGTTCACAAGGTATTCAAGGTATAACAGGCCAAAAAGGTGCTACTGGTTCTCAAGGAACAACAGGGCAAAAAGGAGCAACAGGTTCACAAGGTATCCAAGGATTTACTGGTGGTACAGGTGGACAAGGTGCTAAGGGTAATACTGGTTCAACAGGTTTACAAGGTATTCAAGGATTTACAGGTGGCACAGGACAAAAAGGACAAACAGGTAATACAGGTTCTCAAGGTATTCAAGGTATAACAGGTAATACTGGTGCTCAAGGTCAAAAAGGACAAAAGGGTCAAAATGGTAATACAGGTTCAACTGGTTCACAAGGTATACAAGGATTTACTGGACAAAAAGGACAAAAAGGTGAAGTTGGTAATACAGGTTCAACTGGTTCACAAGGTATACAAGGATTTACGGGACAAAAAGGACAAAAAGGTCAAACAGGTGCAACAGGTGGAGGTGGTGCTCAAGGTACCCAAGGATTTACTGGTGGTACAGGTGGACAAGGTGCTAAAGGTGCTACTGGTTCACAAGGTATTCAAGGTATAACAGGCCAAAAAGGTGCTACTGGTTCTCAAGGAACAACAGGGCAAAAAGGAGCAACAGGTTCACAAGGTATCCAAGGATTTACTGGTGGTACAGGTGGACAAGGTGCTAAAGGTGCTACAGGTTCTCAAGGTACTACAGGCCAAAAAGGTACTACTGGTTCACAAGGTATACAAGGTATAACAGGTTCACAAGGTGGTGGTGGTGCTAAAGGTCAAAAAGGACAGAAAGGTCAAACAGGTGCAACAGGTGGAGGTGGTGCTCAAGGTACTCAAGGATTTACTGGTGGTACAGGAGGACAAGGTGCTCAAGGTACAACAGGACAAAAAGGACAAAAAGGTCAAACAGGTGCAACAGGTGGAGGTGGTGCTCAAGGTACTCAAGGATTTACTGGTTCACAAGGTGGTGGTGGTGCTCAAGGTACAACCGGACAAAAGGGTGCTACAGGTCAAAAAGGTGCTACAGGTTCTCAGGGAACAACAGGACAAAAAGGTGCTACTGGTTCACAAGGTATACAAGGTATAACAGGTTCACAAGGTGGAGGTGGTTCTAAGGGATCAACAGGTTCACAAGGTATTCAAGGTTTTACTGGTTCACAAGGTGGTGGTGGTTCTAAGGGATCAACAGGTTCACAAGGTACAACAGGCCAAAAAGGTGCTACAGGTTCAAATGCTGGTATAACAACATATCAAAACGCAGGTAATCATAGAATAATTACAGGAACCTCTTCCAATTCCATAATTTCTGGTGAAAGTAATTTAACATTTAATGGAACTAATTTAGTTTTAGATGGTATCTTAGAGGTGGAGGATTCAGGAGATCGTGGTCTTTTAGTTTCACCTTCAACAGGAACCTTCAGAATAGGAGATATAGATGAAGTAGGAGGTGGTGCTTATATTAATGGGGATGGTGATGATATTTTTATATTAAATGGTGGGAATAATAAATTTGAATTTGGTGGTACAGGTACATTAACAGCAGCAGCGGATATAATAGCATATGGATCTCCATCAGATATCAGATTAAAAGAAAATATTAAACCTATTGAGTTAGCTTTAGAAAAAGCAATGAAACTTCAAGGTGTTACTTTTGATTGGAAAGAAAGTGATAGCATATTAAAATTAAAAGAAGATGTAGGGTTTATAGCTCAGGATGTACAGAAAGTAATACCAGAACTTGTAAGAGAAAATGAAAATGGTATGCTATCAATGAGACATCAAGGTATAGCACCTATACTTCTTGAGGCAATAAAAGAATTAAAACTAGAAATAGATTCACTAAAAAATAAAATAAAAGTTTTAGAATCAAAATAAATTTGGTATAGCCAAAAATCTTTATTATATTATAATAACATGAAATTAAACTCATGAATTTTAATGATAAATAATTTAGCCAAAATAGTTTTAGATAATGGAGGAACAATAACTCCTCTTATAATACCAAGTGAATTAACAGATGGTACTGGTCTTTGCAATGTTTCTGTTTTTATAGATGATAATGGGGATATATTAGCCAACATTAGACATGTTCATTATACCTTATACCATGCAGAATTTAACCAAAATTTTTATTGTAAATGGGGATGTTTAGCTTATCTAAACCCTGAAGATGATGTTCATTTAATAACAGGAAATTACTTATGTAAATTAAATGATGATACTTTAGAGGTAGAATCATACCAAAAAGTAGATACATCTAAAAATGATATTCCTCCCATATGGGATTTCCATGGTTTAGAAGATGCTAGAGTAATGCGATGGGATAGTAAATTTTATATATGTGGTGTAAGAAGAGATGTAAAACCCAATGGTGAAGGTAGAATGGAACTTTGTGAGATAGATTGGACTAAAGACCACGCCATAGAACTAACTAGAGATAGAGTTGACCCACCAACAAAAGATACTTATTTAGAAAAAAATTGGATGCCTGTTATGGATATGCCTTTTCATTTTGTTAGGTGGTCTAATCCGGTTGAGGTAGTTAAAGTAAATTTAAAAGATAAATATAAAGAAGCAGTATTAAAGGGTATTTTAAATAAAGTATCTAGTACAACAGTTATTAATAAAAAAGAAAAATTTAATGGACCATTAGGTATTAGAGGTAGTTCTCAAGTTATACCTTTTGGTAATGGAGGCGATAGAATATGTATAACACATGAGGTAGATTTTTTTCACCACCCTGGGGGGCATAAGGATGCTCATTATTATCATAGGTTTCTAATTTGGGATAAAGATTGGAATTTAAAATCAATATCTAAGATATTTAAATTTATGGATGCTATGGTAGAGTTTAATACTGGATTAGCAATTAAAAATGATAATTTTATTATAACATATGGATTTCAGGATAATGCGGCATATGCTTTAAAAATGCCTGTAAATTTATTAGATAAATTAGAATGGGAAGAATGAAAGAATTACAAAAACAATTACATAATTACATTCAAACACCTCAAGACGCATATATAAATGCTAAGTTAGGTGAAGAATATGAAAAAATAGGACAGGGAGCAGCAGCACATTCTTACTTTTTAAGAGCAGCTGAACTGTTACATGATAGTGACCCTAAAATGGCTTATAATTGTTTTCTAAAAACGTGGAAGCAATTAAATATAACTACAAGAAGACTTGAGTGGGAACAAGGACAACTCCAAGCTGCTATTGCCTATGCACCTAATAGACCCGAAGCTTATTATCATTTAAGTATATGGCATAGCAATAGAAAAGAATGGATGATATCTTATATGTACGCCTGTTTAGGTAAAGATAATATTAAAGAAAATACTCCATTAACCTATGACATAGGATACCCGGGTGACTTTGTGTTTGATTTTCAAAAAGCATTTACAGGGTGGTATATAGGTAAAAGAGATCAATCTAAATCTTTATTTTTAGAATTAGGAAAATTAAAAGATATACCACAAAATTTTAAAGAAATAATCTCTGAAAATATTAGAGATTTTGGTTTACAATATTTATAATAAAAATATATAAGCATGCCATTACCATCATTAGGACCCATAAGCGGAAGCCAAATCTCAGCTGAATTAGGAACAGCATCAACTAATATATCACTAGGTGGAATGGCAGATTCCGCAAGTTTTACAGCACCAGATGCATATAGTGACTTTTATGGGTATTCTAACTTAACTTCTTATACAGGAGGCGCATTCCAAACCGGAACCAAATTTATATGTAATTCAACTTTAAATGTAACATATTATCATGATGGGAGTGGAAATATTCCAACAGTTGGTGATACCATTTATACTAACAGTGGGGGAACTACTGTTATAGGAGGAGGAAATGCTGGGTATAATAGAACAAATCAGTTTGGTTATCTTCGTACTAACTCTTCGGGAGTTGTAACTAATACTTACCTTTGCGGTCTCTAACATATATATATGAATTGGATATACAAACAACATGAAATAAATGATATCACTCAATTCCCAGATAAGACCTTTGGTTTTGTTTATATAACAACACATAAACCTACGGGTAAATCTTATATTGGAAAGAAAGTATTATTTCATAATCAAAAGAAAAAACTAGGTAAGAAAGAACTTGCTGCTCTAACGGGGGTAGTTGGTAGACGACCTTCATATAAACTAATAGTCAAAGAATCAGATTGGCTTAAATACTATGGTTCCCAAAAAGATATTAAAAAATTATTAGTTGAAGGTAAAAAAGATGAATTTGAGCGTACCATTTTGAAATGTGTAGAGACTAAAAAACAACTTACCTATTTTGAAATTAAATACCAAATGTTATATCAAGTCCTAGAAAAACCAGATGAATTCTTTAATGATAATATTCTAGGTAAATTCTTTACAAAAGATTTAGCGGACATAAAATTCGAAGATCTCGTGGTTGAGCGAAAATAAGTTCGTATATTATATGGTATGAGTAAAAAAGTATCAGTAATAGGAAAAGGTACAGCAGGTTGTATAACTGCTCTTGATATGTCAAATTCTGGTTACGAAGTTGATTGGTATCATGATTCATCCATATCCGCAGCTTCTGTAGGTGAAGGAGCAGATATGGAATTTTGTAGATTTTTAGATAAACATACTGATTTAAATTATAATAACCTAGATAGAATTGATGGGTATTATAAAGAGGGAATTATTAAAGATAATTGGGGGAATCAAAATTTTACACATTGGTTTAATTTAGGGACTATGTCTTTACATTTTAATTCAAATAAATTTCAAAACCTTATATTTGAAAATTTAAAATATAAAGTTAATATAATAGACCAACATGTTTCTTCTAAATCCCTTAATAGTGATTATACTATAGATTGTAGTGGAACACCTATAATTAATAATGAATTTGAATTAGCCAAATACATACCAGTTAACTCTGCTTATATTAGACAGTGTAGTTGGGATTACCCACAATTTAAATCTACTTTAGCTATTGCTCGTCCTTATGGGTGGGTTTTTTGTATTCCACTTAAAAATAGATGCTCAATAGGATATTTATTCAATAGTAATATAACTACAGTAGATGAAATAAGTGAAGATTGGGAACGTATTATCCATGATTATAGTTTAGTTTTAACTAATTATAGTACTCCAAAACTAATAAACTTTTCTAATTATTATAGAAAAGAAAATTTTACAGATAAAATATCATATAATGGTAATGCCTCATTTTTTCTAGAACCTATGGAGGCAACTTCTGTTAATATTATTATTAAAAATAACCAATTAACTAAAGGAATAATCGAAGGCCATTTTGAAACGGATACACATAATAAATCATATACCAATTTTTTAAAAGAAACTCAAGACATGATTATGTTACATTATTTAGCTGGTAGTAAATGGAAAAATGAATTTTGGGATATGGCAACATCTAAAGCACAGGATTGTTGGAAAGAATCATTTAAAAATTACCCCAAATCTCACTTAATTACTAAAGATCAAATTCACTATTCTACATGGAACGCCGATTCCTTTAAGCAAAATTTAACGGGACTAGATTTATATAAAGTTTTAACTCAATTACAAAATGGTTAATCATACATTAGTAACATTAGTTAATTCTGTATTAGGTACAGGTAAAAAAACTGCTCGAGGTAACATGGCATATAAATGTCCCCACTGTAACCACCATAAACCTAAATTAGAAATTAATTTTACTGAAAATAAAGAGGGTCATAACCCTTGGCATTGTTGGGTATGTGGTAAAAAAGGTAAATCTATTAGTTTACTATTTAGACAAGCAGGTGCCTCTTCTGATAAAATAAGTGAAGCTAAAACTATAAGTAAAGAAGTAAATTATACTTCATACACAGAAAAGGTAGATGTAGCAACAATCAAACTACCTGACGAATATATTAGCCTAAATAACGTTGATAACAGCGATATAATGGCTAGACACGCGCTCGCGTACCTAAATAATAGACACGTGAGTAAATACGATATTCTCAAATATAATATAGGTTATTGTAAAGCAGGTTTATATAAAAATATGGTAATAATTCCCACCTATGATGTAGAAGGTAAGTTAAACTACTTTACTGCTCGCTCATTTGAAAAGGAACCATACATTAAATATAGAAATCCACAAGTATCAAGAGATATAATACCTAATGAACATATGATTAATTGGAATGTACCTATTATATTATGTGAAGGGTTATTTGATGCTTTAGCTATAAAAAGAAACGCAATTCCCTTATTAGGGAAAAATATACAGAATAACTTAATGAAAAAAATAGTTACATCTGTAGTAGATAAAATTTATATTGCATTAGATAGGGATGCGATCAAACAAGCTTTGAAGTTCTGTGAAAAGTTAATGGCAGAAGGCAAAGAAGTCTATCTTGTAGATTTACAAGATAAGGATCCGAGTGAAATGGGTTTTGAAAATTTCACAAAACTAATACAAACAACGTTACCATTAACCTACTATGATTTAATGGAACAAAAACTATCAATATGATCAAAAAATCATACAAAAGATTATTAGAAATTTCAGATGATTATCAACAAGTTACAATGCCTGATTCAAGGTATTATAGACGTAATAGTAATTATTACCCCTCAGTAACTCATGTTTTAAATTCTTACCCAAAAGGTAAATATTTTGAAGATTGGCTTAAAAAAGTAGGTTATAGTGCGGAATGGATTGTTAAGAAAGCAGCAGAAGAAGGAACACAAGTCCATGAAATGATTGAAGACTGGTTAAATGGGGAAGAAATTACATTTTTGTATAAAGATGGTAATCCTAAAATGCCCGCTCATGTATGGCAAATGTTCCTTAGATTTGTAGATTTTTGGGAAACTTATAATCCAACACTAATAGAAGCAGAAGTACATTTATTTTCAGATGAAATTAAAGTAGCAGGAACCTGTGATTTAGTATGTGAGATTGAAATAGATGGTAAAATGGAACGTTGGATTATAGATTTTAAAACATCTAACCATTTACAAACAACATACGATTTACAAGGAGCAATTTATGCCCAGTGTTATGAAGAATGTTATGGTAAAAAAATTGACCGTGTAGGAGTTTTATGGTTAAAATCTAAATCTAGGGGTGAAGATAAATCTGGTAAACGTTTAAAAGGTAAAAATTGGGAAGTATATGAGTCACCTCGTACACAGGAACAAAATATAGAAATATTTACTCATGTTAAAGCCTTATTTGATATTGAAAATCCAAAACCAAAACCTTATACAAACACATTTAAAACCTCTTCGAAGAGAACCGTGTAAAAATTTGGCTACCCGGGCTATCTTTCGTATATTTACCATGTTGAGCAGTTAAGCACAACATCCAAAAATTAAGGTTATATGATGAGTCCAGAAGAAATTTATTTTGCAGAACAAGAGTTCAATCGTTTTGAAGAGATTATGAATACAAAAGAAATCCTTACAAAAGAGGAGTATGATTTTTGTTTTGCATATGATAAAGATATTAGAGAAGATACCTCTTATATTGGGGATGGTGAGTATTTAAACCTAAGGGTTTATAGTGAACATGATCACGAAAAACGTGGAGAAGATGATGTTAACAACTGGTAAAAATAATGCACGGGAGGCTTGGCTTCCCGGGCTATCTTTCGTATATTTACCACGTTGAGCAGTTAAGCACAACATTAAAATCAAAGTTATGTCTACATTACACTCTTACACATTATTAGAATCAATTGTTTATAAATTACAAGAAAAAGGCGCTATTGTTGATCCTTGTGTTGTTGATGATTTAATCACTTGTATTAAAACAACAAAAAAAGTTGAATATAATAAAATAAAAATATAAACTTAAAAAATAAAGGTTATGAAAAAAATAGTATATTTACACGGTTTAGATAGTGAACAAGGAGGAACAAAAGTATCTTTCTTGTCAACAAAAGGTACAGTTTATGCACCTGAAATGAATTATGAAACCCTAGATTTAGATGAATTCATTTATACTTTAGGTATGCCTGACATAATCATAGGTTCCAGTATGGGGGGCTATGTCGCTGATATTATTGGTTCAAGATTAGGAGTTGATGTTTTACTATTTAATCCTGCATTACATAGTAGACGAATAGATCCTGGGTATGAATATTATGGTAACACATACGAACGTACAATTGTCTTAGGTACTGAAGATGATATTGTTGACCCTGAATTAACTAAAAAACTATGGTCTGTTCATGGTAATGAAGCAATACATGATGAAGTTGAAGGTATGGGCCACAGAACGCCACTTGATGTTTTTATCAATATGTATAATAAACATATTTAATTATGATCAAACTAGTAGATCTCTTAAATGAGATAGATATACCAAAAAATACATGGACAACTATACCATCTTCAGAATTACAGGATTATGATGAAGAAATATTCAAATTAATTTCTACAGCTTATGCTCCTATTGGTGGTCATCCTAATTTTACTTCTCCGGACTCAATAACAGGCAAAGAATCAGATGCCAAATATGTAGTAATAGATTTAGATAACGATGATGAAATTGATGCTCTATCAGCATACAAACAAAAAGGGTTTGGAAATAAGTTTATAGCAACGGGTCATGATGGTACTAAACCTGCTAAATCCAAAGTAGTAAATTATAGAGCAGATCTATTAAAACAACCAGGATATTATATAGAAGTATCAGGAGCATGGATAGATATTCTTTCTTCTAAGGGTGTAGAACCAGTTGATGATGAAGAATTGGTACGTAAAGTACTTAGGGGTAAAGATATTGAATGGTTAGGCAACGGAAAATATAAGAGAAATATAGCAGGAAAGTTATATACAAAAACATTAATGGGAAAACCAACAGTATGATAAGTTTAGTACAATTATTAAAAGAAGCACAAGGTAATCCAAAAGCGATTATCTTAGCAGGAGCACCTGGAGCAGGTAAAGGATATATTTTAAAGGGTTTAGATTTAGGAGGTCTGAAAGTAATGAATATAGATGACATTTATATTAATATGCTTAAAAAAGCGAATGTTAGTTTAGATTTAAAAAATGCTACACCTGAAGAAAGAAGCGAACAAGCTAAACAAATGGCGGCTGCAAATAAAGAATTTAAAGGAAATATAGCGGCTACTATAGAAGGAAAAGAATCATTTATACTAGATGGTACAGCAGCTTCAGTAAAATCAACAACAACCTTAAAATCAGAATTAGAAGAAGCAGGATATGATGTATTTATGCTTTATGTTTATACTGATTTAGAACGTTCACTTAAACAAAACCAAGATAGATTTGAAAAATCAGGAGGTGAAGATAGAAGTTTAGCACCTGCTATTGTAATGCGTACTTGGGCTGGTGTAACTAGAAACTATGATGCTTATAAAAGTTTGTTTGGTAACAATTTTGTTTCAGTTGCTAATACTTTAGAAGATGAAAAATTAAGTGATTTAGAAAGTATAGTAGATAAGTACTTAACACCATTCAAACCTACAGGAACTAAACCTAAAGATGAAAAAGCAAAAGCCAGATCAGCTAAAGCAAAAGCCAAACTAGATGGTGAGTTAAATGCTTTATTAGCAGATGATGGAGTTAAAGATATTATAGATAATTCAGTATCAAAAGAAGAAGCACAATCTAAAATAAAACAATTTTTATCTTAATGAATTTAACAAGTTATTTAATAGAAGGGTTATTACCTGAAGAAGAAAAGAAAAAGGTAGTAGCAGTATATGGTGGTGGTTTTAAACCACCTACTTCTGGTCACTTTGAAGTTGTAAAACAAGCATTAAAAGAAAACCCTGAAATAGATAAAATGATTATTTTAATAGGTGGTAAACCAAGAAATGGTATTACACCTGATGAGTCTATTCTAATTTGGGATATCTATAAAACATACTTACCATTTAAAGTTGAAGTAAAATACACATCAGTACCTCCTATAAAAGGTATTTACAATTATGCTAAAGAACACCCAGATGAAGAAGTATTATTTATTATAGGTGCTAGAGAAGGCAACGAAGAAGATTTTAAAGATATAGCATCTAGAACAACTTCATTAGATAAATACCCAAATTTAAATTTACGTACCATTGTAACACAAGGTGGTGTTTCAGGTACAGCAGCTAGGAATGCATCTAAAATATCATTAGATAAATTTAAACCATTTGTTCCATCTGAATTATCAGATGAAGAAGTAGAACAAGTATATAACATAGTAGCTGATAAAATTACTGAGAAAAAAGAAGCATCTAAAGTTAAAACACAACGTTTAAAAAAGTTAAACGAAAACAACAAAGTAGACGAATTAGAATCACTTTTAGATAAATGGTCAGCATACTCAGGACAATATGATTTACTACCAGATATAGCAAAATTAGCTAAAAATTTAGGAGTAAATAATGGTCCTTCTATTGTATATAGAGCAGTACCTGGTTTAGATGAATACCCTTATACTAAACAAGAAGTTATAGACTATGATAAAGAACAGGAAATAGTAGCAACAACCCCTACCAGAAAACAAGCAGAATATTTTATTACAGATAATGCAGACTGGGCTTATATTTTAGAATATAAACCTCATATTGTTATCAATTTTGATGAATTTGAAGAAAAATATGGCTGGTCTGGAAATTGGGGCGAAGGTGAAATATTAATCGATGTAACTAAAAGTAAGTTAGTTAATATAGAAGATTATACTAAAAAACAAAATATAAACGAAAACGCTTCATATTCCCAACATATAGATGTTCAAGATAAAATAGCTCAATTAACACAACATATGATTGATAAGGGTATGAATATTGAACCCTTACCTACACTAGAATTTGTAGATGGAGACTCAAAAAATGCTAGCGATTTTTTCGGTAAAACAGCGTATTATGACCCGAACAAACAACACATCGTGTTATATACTGAAGGTAGACATCCAAAGGATATAGTACGCTCATATGCGCATGAAATGATACACCATATCCAATATCTAGAGGATAGATTAGGAGATGTAGCAGGAACAGATACAACAGAAGATGACCATTTAGATAAAATAGAACAAGAAGCTAATTTAAGA